AATTGGTCAAGGCGAATATTCTCCTTGGTCTCGTGTAGAGTTGAATTATCAAGCTCTATTATTCCTGACGATATTGATTTTCTGCTCATTATTTAAATCTAGATGTTGTTGTATATGTTATTGTACCAGATGAACCAGCAACTGCGATTGTATCAATTTCTGGTGTGATAATCACATAAGTATTATCTATGGTAATTAATTGATTACGCTTTGGTGCAAGGTCAAGTGAATTAGGTACGACTGTAATTCTTATTGGTAACGCGTTATTTGTTTTAAAATTGTTTAGTGTTACCTTACCTAATGATGGTTCCATTAAGCCTGCGTCGGCTATGACAGTTACATTTTCACCATTTACCACTTTATAAACAATTACTGTTCTGTTCGTTGACCCAGCAATAGGAACATCTCCGAAAAAGTGCTCAGAGGCAGGGTCGGTATTTAATCCAAAGGGCGTCGATGATAAAACAAATTTAGCTGATTCCCCAGATTGATAAAAAGCGCCAACAAAGGATAATTCATGTGACTGCAACTCAACGGCACCACCTGCATCAGTTGTTGGTGTTATATTCTGGAACATACGAGGTCTGATTACTGTATTTAGTATAGCAGGGTCAGCACTATCGATTGCTCTTGTTAATTGTGAATGCCTAAACACACCATCGAATTTATTTAAATTATTAAAGTTATAATCTGATACTGTATCTCTTACCACTGATGATAATTCAACAGAACTTCTATCTGTTAGGTTTGGATTATATTTAAATGCTACATCCAATTCCAAGTTAGTAAAATTAGGATTAACAATTTGTGGTGTGATTGATACCACGTTCTTACCTTTTAATATTGCACCGGTAATATCTGATTTCTCTGCGTCTGTTAATGCATTAGATAATAATGGTTTAATTGAAATATAAACACGACCATAATCAGGTGGGTCATTATCTTCTCCGCCCCATGTTGAAATAGAATCTATATTGCTAAATTCCTTTTTAATAATTGCAGCATAATCCTCAGATGTTACTGCTCTATTTTGTGTTGTGAATGTTAATGGAGCATTAAATCTAACTGATTCAAGTGTTTCTGCCTCTGCTCCACCTGCTGCGGCTACAACAGCTGTAACAACAGGGTCGCCACTTGACGGCGTTGGGATATCTACCATAGTGAAAGTGTTAGCACCATTTGATTCAATACCATCAGTAGTTATATAATCAATTATTACGACATTATTATTTATTGGCTTTTTACCTGTTACGCCATCTCCAAAATATATCTCATAATAACCAGAGGAATTTTCTTGTAAATAATAAACTTTACTTGCGGCGTCTACATTTTTTAATGATTCGAATCTTGTATATATATCAGAACCTCCAGTAAAATCATTTTCTTTAACTCTAACTCTAAGCGTCGATGTATCAGCATTTAAATCTGTAAGTTGAAATTTCTGATTTTCTATATCATTATCAACTCTGTAGGATAGTTCCCTTGAACTTCCTTCTGCAATAACCACATTATTAAATGTGTATGTAGTGCCTATTAGATTTGCTGTTTGTGTTTCCAAAACAACATATTGATATTCCTTACCTTCTAATGGTGTTTTAAGCCTATCTCCTCTTGTGATTGTTAATGAATCAGGTGCAGATGCTGCTTTGGTAACTACAATATTAACCTGAGCTCTTGGAGATAAAACGGACCTAGGTGTGTAACCCAATAACTTTGCTCTGGTAACTACATTACCTCTTATTTGAGCTGAATCAAGGAATGCTTCATTCAATGCATAATGTGCATTCATAGCATTATAATGTGTATTATAAGAAAGCACATCTAATAAAACACTTAAGCCTGAACCTTCAAAATCATAATCATTAAACTCTGATTGTTGTTTTAAATAATTTTTTAGATTTTGTTTGATTTGATCAAAATCTAATTCTGTTACATTTAAATTACTAGCCATATTACTTTAACCTTCTTAATACAATTGTGACACTCTCAGCTGTATCATTTTCTTTTATTTTAAAATTGACATTAATATTATATGAATTTGAATCTGGGTCATCGTTAACAATAATTTCTCTTAATGCGACTCTAGGTTCATATTTCTTTACAACAGATTCTATATTTCTTTTTAGTGATATTTTTGTAAATACATCTGCTGGTTCAAATAAAAGGCCTTTTAAATTGGCACCTTTATCTCTGGAAAATGGTCTATCATAAAAGTTACTAACCAATAAATTTCTTAATGCATTTTTAATAGCATTATCGTCCTTTAAAGGGATAATATCTTTCCTTATTGGATGTGTTTTAAGTGATAAGTCTAAATCTCTATGTGGTTTCTTTCTGGAAACTATTCGAGCTTTAGCTACATCGCCTGTAATACTTTTATCTGATTGAATTATTCCTGCCATATATCTATTTATACCTATTCGGTCACAGTTATTGCATTCGGAAGTCCATTTTCTATAGTGTTAGCTACTTCCTCTATACCACCCGGTAATTGAATCGTTTTTGGTACTCCTATTAACTCTAAGAACTTACAAAAATCGAATGTTAAAAATGCTATTATAGCATCTAATCCAGGTATAGCTTCTATAGCAGTAGTTATTTTAGAGAGTACTTCTTTAAGTAGATACGCAAAATAATCTTGAGCAAAATTAATTAATTTTTTTATTAATCTATCTCTTTGAAATTCTGATATCTCTACCTTTTCAGTTATTTCACCACCTAATATTTGTTCTATATTAAATGGCCCTATTTGTATATTTTTTAAATCTTCTATTTGTTGTTCTATATCTTTTTTCTCATCAGCAATAATAGCTTGAATAGCTAATTTAGCAGCTGCTCTTGGGTCAGTTGGTAAAGTAAAGCCTAATCCTAAATCTTGTAATCCCTGTATAAAATTGCCAGTTTGAAAGTCTTTTACTTTTTCTTTAAAGAAATCTTTTACCGTTTTCTTTTTAAAATCTAAACTATCAAACTTATCTTTATATAATTTATATTCTGGTGGTAATAGGTTATATAAATTATCGATATCTAAATCAATGCTATCAAATATTGTATTTAAATAAGTTCTATCAGTAGCAAATTTAATAACATCAACTTCTATACCAAGTATTTCAACTGTTATTTCAATAGCTACAAGGTCAGCAACAATTTTTAATAATTGTGATTGTACATATGTACTAAACTCATCAACTAAACCTTGTACTCGTATCTCCCATTCTATTTCTTGTATTTCTATTTTTTTAAACTTAGGGTCATATGGGGCAAATATAGGCTTTAAGGTTTCTAGTATATCTTTTATTTCTTCTATCTCGTATGTATACGCGTGCGAAGCTAAACCTTTAAAATAATTTACTAAATTAGCTGGTGTAGGTAATAAAACTGCCGGGCATTCTAATGGCGGTATTGTTAACGTAGGAGTTGTCATTAGATAACTTTAGTTTTAGTTAATGATTTAATTTCTATAGTTCCATCTTCTAAAAATTTAATATAAGAACCTGACTTATGTGTAACTCTTATTTCTTCAGAACCATCTTTGTTATCTATTTCAATCTTATGGCCTGCTTTAGATACATGTATCTTATTATCTACTGACGCATCACTTGGTATATCTTTTGTACCATCTGTTTGTGTTGCGACCGAACCGATAACCATAGGGTCTTGAGCACTTGGGCCATCTCTAAAGAATCCTACGACCCACGACCCTGCTTCTGTTATATTTCCATCTTTATCTTTTACTTCAGCTTCTAAATGATGATTACCACCATTGCCTTTTACAGACGCTGATGTTACAGGCATTATTACAGTCGCCCATGGTAAATTTGCTGTTGGTAAAACCTTTTGATCCGTAGTGTGATAACCAAGGCATCGAACCTTTACTCTATTTAAATTTAAAGTATCATTAATATCTTCAACGATACCTGTGAACCAAGTAAAGTGTTGTGTTGTAAAATCATCTGCTCTCATTATACTACCTTCGGCCTATTTTTTATTTCCGTGATTTTATCAATGCTTTCAATAAATGAATCCTTTTGAATTGTTAATACCATTTCATATTTATTTGTAAATTTATGTATAATCTTTGTTATTATATAATTACCAGATAAATAATTATCAAATGGAATTTCTTTTGAATCTGAACCAGCTCTATTAATCAGTGTGTTAATTTTATCTCCTAATTTTAGAGTAAAATCACCAGCAATGGTTATATCCAAGGTTACTGTATTTAAATTTTTTAAATATGAATGGGCATTTAAATATCCAGCACCTATCGCACTACTATAATTTTTAGCCTTATCAAATGCTAATGAATTTTGAGATACAAAAAAGTTTTTACCCTCTTTGAATTTATTCATAGGTCTGTCCATTAATTTCATATTATCAGATATGGAATCATTAGGATTTAGTTTTTCATTTCTCGTATAACTATAATCAATCTCTTTGGAATACGTTTTTGTCGCAATATCAATTGTATGTAATGTTGAACCATAAGCCCCATCAGCAACTGACCTTAATTGAGAAATATTTAAATCAGATGATAGTGTTGTGATTTTTTTCCTTTCTTCCTCGTACGCATCTTTTAAATCTTTCTTGGTTGAAATATCATCTAAAAAATATGGAGCATAATTATATGTATCATATACACTTTTATTTACCATATCCTTATATGATTCCAATACTACTTTATTATCTGTTATTCTCTGGTAAAAGAAAAACGGTGTTGTTCCATCTATTGCGTTAAGCAATAACCATTTAATAGCTGAAAGAGGTCTTAATCTAGGATATACTCCAGTCGCCGCTCCAGTTCCAGTACTAATTTGAAGGTCGGTATCGGATATTTTTAATTGCTGTGTACAAATATTTTTAATTGATACTCCCATTGACCCAGAAAATGCACCAGTAAGTGTTTGCAAATTACTGTTATAAACATAATCAGAAACACAGGTAAGAGTAAAGTTTTGCATTGTTTCCTTTAACCTGGAATAATTACCAATGTTAGCTACTCTTAAATTTAGGATATATTCTTTTTTATCACCAGAAACAATATCAGAACGAGAAATGTGCACAAGCACTTTTTCATTACCCATTATTTTATAACCTTCAAGTACACCTAATGCGTCACTTATTGCTACATCAAGTGAAATACCCATTGTTGAAATACCTTCAGTAATAGTAATGTCCTGTGATATAAATGTTAAATCAACATATTGTTCAGCTGAGTTTAAATTTGTAAACAGATGAACCTTTTCAACAACAAATGAATTTGGTTTAGTCGCATTTGTTTGTTCGCTGTTTGATGTATTTGCCATTATTGATTAAGTGAAGTTTTAAATGCATCTACAAATTGTGCAATATAGTTAGGGTCAACATATCTAATTTTTGACCTTTCTTCGTTTAATTCAAATTCATGTGTTCTATTTGACACAAAGGCTAAATCACTATCAGCAACTCCACCAACAACATGTTTTGCATTTGATACAGGTTGTTTTAATTTGGTATCTTCTTCTCTATAGTAATAATACGGTGCATCTGCATACTTAAATACTCTATGTGTATCTACAAAATCGCCAGAACTTGAACCGGTTATTTTTTCTATTGTGTTACTAACCCCAATAAGGCTACCAATATAAGCACCAGTAACATTCTGCACTACTAGTTGACTCATATCAATATTTTTCTTTGTAAGTGTCCCTGTTGCATTAGATGTCGAACCTGTAATTGTTTCTCCTAATGTAAACCTACCTGCTAGGCTATTAGGAAAGGCTGTACTTGAGGTTGGATTTGTTTCGATTGCAAATCCATTATATTCTTTATCGATATATTTAAGAAGTTGCTCTTGACTCATAGGCCAAGCTCTATAGCCGTCATGTAGAAAATCATTAACAACAAAAAATGTCCAGTAAAAGTCTGGAGTACCATACAATCTTGTAGATACAACATCAGGTCTTTCTCCATTTATTACCTCATAAAATCTATATGCCGATACATTATCTAAAAATACTGGTAAAGGTTTAACATGTCTAAACATATCAACCATATTCTGCACAACACCTGTGCGATTAAAATCGTATTCTACTTTTGGAAATTGCTTAAAAAAACTCATTTTATTCTCCTGTGCCGGCTTGTGGCTGTACGGTTGCGGCTCTTAACGCTTCTTGGGCTTCTTTATCTAATCTTGTCTGTTCATCGAGTCCAGGCAAATCGGTTCCATCCTCAACGCTATATAAATCTTGTCTGGTAAGTGTTTTCACTTCTTGGAATGTTAATGCGATATCTGTTTCCACTGGCGCGCCATCATCATGGAATATATTTGTTGTTTGGTTATATGTAGTACCTAAACTTGTTAAATGGCATGTAGAAATTAATGGCATAAATGTATTTTTTTTATCTCCTCTGAAAAAATCTATTTCAAAGTGAGCAGGATATTGTATTGATAAAGACCCTGTTGCTTCAGGCATTGAATAATTCCTTAATATATCAACCATTCTTCGTATTGTATTTGCCTCTGCCTGTGATTCTGATATTAATTTAAAATCCATTTGAAAGGTACGGAGCTGAGGTCCGCTATATGATACATTTGTAAATTGATTTTGTGCAATACCTTTTTCCAGTGCACCTAATCTTCCACCTGTACCAGCTAGTGAGCCAGCAAGAGCACTCACTCCCTTAATTCCTCCAGCAATTGATTCTATATTCATGGCCGATGCCGCAACTAAATCGGCTTGAGTTAAGCCTGTATCTGCAGCCGATTTAAGTCCAATACCCTGTAATATGGCATTCATACCAGCGCCCATTGCTCCTCTGTCCATGGTACCATAATCGCCACCATCAGTTACAACAAATCCTACAGGCTGAAATAAATGAAACACAAATGGATTAATCCTAGTTCCATTTTGTAATTCGTGTATCTCGAGTCTAATATGATTGTGACCCTTTTCGGCCTCTGAAGCCAAAGTAGACGGAAATCTAATTATTTCTGCATTAGCATCGGTCTTGTGTCTCTCTTTTCCCATTTCTAGCCCTTATAAATAAAATAAAACATATATAGGTTTATTTATAATGGCTTACAAAGGGAAATACAAAATAAAGAATCCGGATAAATATCTGGGGAATCCAACTAAGGTGGTGTTTCGTTCTCTATGGGAAAGGAATGCTTTTCGTTGGTGCGAAGCTAATCCAAAGGTAAAACTCTGGAATAGTGAAGAAGTAGTCGTACCATACAAATACCAAGTTGATAATAAATTGCATCGGTACTATGTCGACCTTTTAATTCAAATGGATAATAAGGAAACATATTTAATTGAAATAAAACCTAAGGCTCAAACACAGCCACCAAAGAAAAGGTCACGCAAAACCAAAAGATATATTAATGAACAATTAGATTACATTAAGAATCAAGACAAATGGGAAGCGGCCGACCAATTTGCCAGACATAAAGGTTGGAAGTTTCAGGTATGGACCGAAGAAACTTTAAAAAATCTAGGCATCAAAGTACTCTAAAAACCATATAAATAGATTATATGGCAAGTTTATTCGATACATTACAAGCCCAAGCTCAGAGAGCAGGTGTTACAGCACGGACCAAGGATTCAAAGAAATGGTTTGAAAAGAAGGTGGGCGAATTATCACTATCAAGAAGTAAGGTATTAAAAGACTCCGCACTTGATAAAACCACAAGAAACATTAGTGGTAATATGTATATGTATTTTTATGACCCTAAGTTTAAGAAAACATTGCCATACTATGATAGGTTTCCATTAACAATTATGGTTGAACCGGCACCTGGTGGATTTTATGGATTAAATTTGCATTATTTAAGACCAGATATCAGGGCACAATTTTTAGATGAGTTAATGAAATTAGCTCCAACCAAGGTAAGAGAAACAACTAGAATAACAAAAATGCGTTACAGTCTTTTACAGGGTGTAAAAAAATATAAAGAATTTAAACCATGTTTTAAACATTATTTAAGTAAACATGTTAAATCTCAATTCTCCAGAGTTCAAATGGCCGATTGGGAAATAGCAGTATTTTTACCAACAGAGCAATTTATTAAGAAAAGTAAAACTGCTATCTGGAACGAAAGTACTAAAATTGCGAGAAGTTAATGAGCACAATAGATAAATTAAAATCAGTAATAGGCAAAAGAGGTGGATTAGCAAAATCAAATAGATTCAATGTTATATTTACCCCACCAACCCAATCATTACTTAATTTAAACTCATCAGCACTAATTGGTGTTCTTGCGGGTGGTCAAAGTGTTAAAAGTTTAATCAGTGACCCAAGGGATATATCACTATTATGTCAAGGTGCAAATATACCAGGACGACAAGTTACAACAATAGATTATCAGTCAGAAAAACAAGTAGTGCCAATTCCTTATGCAATTATAGATGAGGATGTTACTTTAAAGTTTTTACTAACAAATGATTATTACATAAAAAGAATGATGGACGATTGGGTATCATCAATAGTTAATTTAGATACCTACAGAGTAGGATATAAAAAAGATTTCGCATGTGATGTTGTGATACAACAATTAGATGCAGAAAATGTGCCAATGTATGGAGTGAAACTTGAGAATGCGTTTCCTACTTCAGTAACTGGTATTGAATTGGACCAGATGCAGGAATCTGCACCAATGGAATTGAGTGTAACATTAAGTTACGATAAGTTAACCAATCTAAAAGGCCCAGCTAGTAGCACAGTAGGTGGTATTAAGGCTGTATTAGATATACTAACTTAATTAATATAATATAGGAGAATATTATGGCTTTGCCAAAATTGAGCGTTCCCCAGTATATGGTTATATTACCATCTACACAGGAACAAATTACTATGAGACCTTTTCTTGTAAAAGAGGAGAAGGTATTAATGATTGCATTAGAATCAAATGATGCTATGCAAATAAGTAGAGCAGTGAGGGACATCATTTTATCATGTTATGATATAAAAGATTTAGAACCTTTAACTGTCTTTGATATTGAATACTTGTTTTTACAATTAAGAGCAAAATCTGTAGGTGAAAATATGAACATACAGATTAAATGCCAAGAAGAAGATTGTAAAGAACTTACACCGATATCAATTAATGTTGACGATGTTGTGATAATAAATCAGGAACAAGACCGTACAATATTACTTGACGAAGGTAGTGGTGTTGGAGTTAAAATGAAGTATCCATCATTGGAACTAATTAGTTCTATGGATATGGAAAAACTTAACTCTATTGAAGGTGTTATGGATTTAATAGTGAAATGTATAGATTCGATATTTGATAACGATAATGTATACGATGCAGATACTGAAACACCAGAAGAACTTAGTTCTTTTGTTGAAAGTTTAAGCAGTGAACAATTTAAAAAGGTTCAATTGTTTTTACAAGAAGTGCCTGCAGTTTATTATAAAACAGATTATGCATGTAAATGTGGTAAAACACAAGAGGTTGAATTAAGAGGACTGAATAGTTTTTTTACATAAGCCTCTCGCATGAGAGTTTGGAGAATTTTTACCAAACTAATTTTGCATTAATGCAACATCATAATTACAGTTTAACTGAAATAGAAGATATGGTGCCGTGGGAGAGGGAGATTTATTTATCTCTACTACAGGAGCATATTAAAGAAGAAAACGAAAGAATTCAGAAATTAAATAGGAGAAGATAATGGCTGAGAACCAAGATAATAGTAGGAATGAAGTAGAAATAGACTTAGATAAGTATATGGCTATGATTGAGAAGCTTGATGAACAAGAGGACCAAATCAAGGAGATGAAAGAGGAGGCCAGGAAGGCCGCAGAACAATTAGGTCCACGTAAAAGAAAATTCATGGATTTATTTTTAGATGATAATGACTTAAATGAAAAATCAATCATAGGATTTATATCATTCTTTTTAATGATGACTTTCGGTATTACCGATTTAGTTACAGCATTAGTATGGGATATTGACTTAAAGGTTTCTGAAACAATATACACTTCATTCGTGGTAGTAACACTAGGGTCATTTGGTATATCCGAAGCTGGTAAAGCATTCGGCAAATAATTAAGGACTAGAAATGGAAGAAACACCAAAAAAACCAGCGCCGGGTAAAAGCGAATTTGCCAAATTAATTGAGGTAATGGAGTCGAACAATAAATCGACTGACAAAATTGAGATTGATGGTCGTAATGTAAGGCGACATTTATTAGAAATGAAAAACATGCAGAAGGTCATGAATGACTTTCAAGCGCGTACGGTATTTGGTTTTGAAAACTTCCAGGACATGATTGATTCTCAAAAGCTTGGTGACCTTGAATCTGAAAGAGAGAGAATGGGTATATTTGAAGAGATTCGAGACGAACTGAGAAATCAATCTTCTACAGGCCCAATCTCTAAAAGTGATAATTCATCTGGTGGTGGTGGTAAAGGTATCATGGGTAACATGATGAGCAGTAAAATTGGTGCGATTCTTTCAGGTGTAGGTATAGCCGCAGCAGGAATAGGATTTGGACTTGCTGCAGTAATGTCACAGGCCCCAAAATTAATAAAAACATTCGAGGATATGGATGTTAATAAAATACAAAAGAATTTTGATGGTCTTTTATCCATAAATGAACAAGCTGGTGGCAATAAGGAAATGCTAAAAGATGGCGGTTCCCTCGCATTTGCCCTAGGGCAAATAGGTGTAGGTCTGGCCGCACTAAGTATTGGTACTGGCGCCTCAGTTGCCGTTGATAAGTTTGCTGGTGATAGTGATTTTGTAGGTAAAATTAAAGCTAATGTTGAAGGTCTATTAGGTATTACAAAATTAGAAGGAGCTGGTCTAGGTGAAGGAGGAACAGCCGCGTTCGTAGCCACAATGACTGGATTAGGCTTAGGTTTAGCTGTGTTTGCTTTAGGTAAGGCCGGAGCAAGTACAGCTGAAGCAATTAAAAAATTCACAGCTGGTGATAATTTTGCAGAGGGTATAGTTAACGAAGTCAGAGCATTATTAACAATTAATAGCTTACCAGGTGCTGAAAAAGGTAATGCAACTAAGTTTGTTAAGACCATGACTGGATTAGGTGTTGGTTTAATGATGTTTGCTTTAGGTAAAGGTGCTTCGGGTGTAGCAGATGCAGTTACCACATTCCAAGGGAAAAATTTTGGTCAAGATATAAAGGACGAGGTTGAAACATTACTATCTATTACCAAATTAGAGGGTATTGGGTTTGACACTGCTAAATTTACTGGAGTGATGAGTGGATTAGCTGCAGGTCTTGTTGCCTTTTCAGTAGGTAAGGCATCATCTGGAGTTGCTGATGCATTTACTAAATTTACTGCAGGTGATAACTTTGCAGAGGATATCAAAAAAGAAGTTGAAACATTATTAACTATTGGCCAGGGTGCTGATATACAGACCACCAAGAACGCAACTCTTGCACTAACTGAATTAGGTTTAGGTTTGGCTGCATTCGCCGGTGGTAAAGGCGCAAATGCATTAGCTGATTTAAAGGCAGGTGTTGTTAAATTCTTAACTGGTGGAAAAAGCCCTATTGACCAAGCAATTGCATTAGGTGAAAAACACGCAACAGTGCAAAAAGGTGCTGATGCATTCCAAGACTTTGCAGATGCATTAAATAGTTTCTCTAGAGTAAACTTGGATTTTAATGCAGAGAAATTTGCAAAACAATTATTTAACGCGGCCCAAACACTTGAACTCGCATTCGAGGGTGGCTCAGCAGGTGGTTTCTTAGGATTTGGTGGAGATAAACTTGTAGGTATTACCAATATGCAAGCTGATATGGATGCAGCAGTGGATACAATAACCAAATTAAGAGGTTCATTAGATATGAGTACTGCTACTGTATCAATGTCTGTACCAAGCCCAATTGAAGGTATGGCAGTAAATACACTTTCCGTTGAAAATGCAATACTTAAAATACCTCAAACATCATCTAGTGGTGGTGCATCGATTATTGCAAAAGGTGGTGATAGTGTTAGGACAGGTGATACAATTCTAATTAATAACAATTCAAGTACTGTTACCGATAGTCTTAATATCGACAGATAAAAAAAAGGGGAACCTCAGTTCCCCTCCGAAAAAAACCCTAAGGTTTAATTTTCTTTAGCCAGTTTAGCAAAGTAGCTTAATGTATCCTCTTCGGATTCATCTTGTACTGGTTGCCCAAAAGATTCTGCAGCTGCAGAATCCATTGCTGACCCAGCCTCTGTCATTCCAGGTGCGTCTGCACTAGGTGTAACATTTGCGAATGGGTCTGTTTCAGCCAGTCCAGCATCGACTCCTAATACTCTATTTAATTTAGATTTTAGTTCATCGTATGTTTTATAATTAGCAGGGTCTAAAAAGTCCTGTAAATTATGAAGTTGACCATAGGTCTCTTCTAGTCTTGCTTCATCGCCACTGTATAAAGCACTTGGTGTGGCAAATTCTGATTTATCATAGTTTACCCAACCTTCGACTTTTCTGATTTTAATCTTAAAGTCAGCGCCTTCCCAGAAGTCATAAGGGTTACAAGGTGATTCATCTTCAAAAGCAGGTTGCATAGCTTCCATGATTTTGTCAAAGATTTTCTTACCAAACTTGTACAGTTTGACCTTTCCTTCATTTTCTGGATTGCTTGGGTCAGATACGATTAAAACATTACTCACATAATGTAATCTTCTTTTTCTATCCCTAGCGATTTGCTTATCCTCATCTCTTCCAGAGTTCCATAGTAAAGAGTTTGACTCCGATACTGGGTCCTGCTGTCCAATAGAAGTTAAGGAGTTTTCGATATACCATA